GCATCATAGAGAAGTGCGAGGAGTGGCTTAACAATGCTACCGATGCACAGCTCAGACGTGGCGGTTTCTTGTAATTTCTTTTTTTACTATGTTAACTAGGCGTTTGCTCGTGAGAGTAGGCGCCTTAACTATTTAGAAATCAGCGTATTAAAATTTAGTATTTTTAACTAAAATAATCGTTGGTATATTTGTATATATCAGAAAATTTTCGTACCTTTGCATATAGATAAAAGATAGTACTTTTGGTTTACCAGGTCGCTATCTTACAAGTTGAACCAATTAAAATTATAAAGATTATGAAGAATTTAGTTTATGCTCGCTTCGAGAGAATGACAGTTAATGAAGTTTCAGAGCTTATGAGAATAGCATCTGGAAAGATGGCAATCAAGATAGCTTCAGTTGCTCCTACATTGTTCCGAGTTTCAGCATATGGCATCTTTGATGGAGATGCAGAGGACTGGGGCTTTGAGAGTGCAGATTGCGGATTGTTCCAGGGAGAAGAGGAGTTCGAGGCAACCAAGAAGTTGTACGAGACCACCATCGCTTAATATAGGAGGAGGAACTGCTATGAGTGGTCTTTTTGAAACAAAGCTTCTCAAATACAAGAAGCACATCATCCAGGTTTTTGAGGATATGTTCGGTCAGAGATACGTCTATATCGATGGTCAGACACAGACTTATTCTATTAACAACGCAAAGAGAATGATTAGCCTATGTTGTCAACAGTAATATTCACGGACGGTGCCAGGAAGAATGTGGAGCCATCCAACGGAACGGATTTCTCATTGGAGGAGTTGAGAGGATTTGTTGGTGGACACATCGAGTTGGTCCGACTCAGCAAGTCGCAGGTAATGGTAGTTAATGAGGAAGGCAAGGTTTACGACCTTCCTCAGAACGAGAACGCCACGATGCTTGTGAATATTGCAGGTATCAGAGACGTTATAGTAGGTAATGTATTAGTTTGTGACATCAATAAAATCAAGTAATATGGATAAGAATGATTTGATGAAGTACCTCGTAGAAGAGGCAGAGTATAGTGAGAGCGAAGTAGCCGAAATGACTAACACGGAGTTGCTGGATCATTGGCTGGAGTACAACGGAATTTGCGGTTACACAGAGGACATCAAAGAAGTTATTGAGGCTGCTTTTGATGTAGATTTGGAGGACTAGCCATGTACAAAGAGAATATAGGAACAGACAGATATGGGCGCACGATGCGCCTATATCACTCCTGCAACACTGTCTATTGCGACCACGTCAAAAACGGAAAGGTTGTAAGAACCAAAGAGGTGCAAGTGGACGACGATGTTATCTCGCTGTTTAATGCCCCTCATACTAGCGGAGCTTATATTTATGATGAAATTTACAGAAGATACGGGATATGGCTATGAAAAAGATTATCACCATTGAAGTAGAAAGCTCTAGTGTAGAGTGCTATAGTAGCTTCTATACGGACCTGGAGTCTTTCGTCACGCACAGAGTGAATGGTACTCCATTGAGAATTAAAATAACCTCAGATATTAAGTAGCGTATGAAACCAATGTTAGCAACAAGATATTATCCGTCACAGACGAAGTTTCCTTGCTTCGCCCAGCCTAAGTATGACGGAGTTCGCTGCATCCTTCATGAAGGAGAAGGTGGCGAGGTTCACCTCACATCGAGAGGCGGTAAGGAATACGATGTTCCTCAGATTAAGGCTTGGGGAGAGAAACACCGCGGTATGCTTCCTTTGGATGGGGAGATATACAACCACCAGGAATTGACCTTCCAGCAGATATGCTCTGCCGTCAAGTGCCGTTCTGCTATGACTGACAAGCTACGTATGGTTATCTACGATGCACAGATTCCGGGAAACTTTTCTGCTAGATGGAAAGTTCTGCAGGAGGAGTTTGCTTCCATTGATCCAAACGGACCGGTGTACCTTACGCAGACTTTCGTTGCCCATTCAGAGAAGGACATCAAGCGATGGCACAAGATATTCGTTTCAACTGGTTACGAGGGTGCCATTATCAGAAATGCAGATGGAACCTATACCGAGGGCAGAAGCAATGACCTTATGAAGCTGAAATCGTTCGACACGACGGAGTTCAAGGTGGTCGATGTTTTGGAAGCGGAGGGCAATGATGCAGGTACCGCTATATTCAAACTGAAGTGTGGAGAGTACGAGTTCTGTGCCCGCCCGGTAGGTTCAAGGTCACTCAGAGCTCAATACTTAGCCGATAAGGAAGAGTTGATAGGTATGGCGGCGACTGTTCAGCATCAAGGGTATTCTGACGCTGGAGTGCCGAGATTCCCGGTATTGTTGAACATTAGGGATTACGAGTAATGGCAGCATTAAATATTAACGAGTATTACGGCTGCTTCTCTTGCGAGGCTGCTGACGAGCACGGAAATGGTTGCAGGCACGGTCTGCTGTTCCCGGTACTGCTTGCGATGGGAAACAAGAGAAGCTGCCAAACTATAAATTCGAGGAGAAATAACTATGGAAGTAAAGGTTAAGATTAAGAGAAATTATGATCCAAAGTCAACTCTTGCGGTTCTCATTAACTACAAGAGAGGGCTGCAGAGATTGGTAAAATTCACATACCCGGATGATTGGGATATCGACAAGCTCGATTTGTATATCAATTCGCACAGCGAGTTCAATGTAAGAAATGTGCGCTTTTCAGAGGACATCAGTATGATGCGTATGAAAGATAATCTGGAGAAAATCAAGAAGCTGGGATATCGCGTCATCAGTTTGACACAGACGTATGGGTACATCTTAAGAAAGGATGGTAAGTTCCTGTCGTACAGTCTTGCTAGATACTCCTATGAGGGTGGCATCAATTTTACCTATAATTACAAGCCGTCGAGAAGCCATGGAATGGGCTCCATCCAGGGAGCCCCTGAGTTCGGATATCACGAGTTCTCCAATGAAATGATTGACAAGATGATGGACCACCCGAAGCTTTATGGTAAGGTCGAGCACTACAAAGATTTCAATGAGTACCGCCTGCTGAATGCTGGGCGAACAAAGGCACTCAAAAAAATAATCTGATTTTTTTTGGTTCAACACAATAAAGTACCATATGATGCGTTATTAATCTGATAGACGGATTATTAACTAAAGCTTAGCTACCGGCATGACGGGCGCATCATATGGGAAATAGAAAATTTGTTCCACAGGTAGGAAACCATCTTGTAACTATCTCGAACATTTTAGCTGTTGTTTCATTTATAGCCATAATAGGTTCAATTATAACTTGGATAAACGCCTTGAATACTTCTGGCGGTTATGGATATGAAAGTTCAAGTATTAGTGGCATACAGGCATTTGGCTACGTTATTGACTCATTGCTTTGCCTGGTAGGTTCTTTTGTACTCAGAGGATTCTCGTTTATCGTGAAAGCAGCTGTACGCTATCTTGATGAGAAAGGTGAGTTTGATGAAAAGTAGAATGTAATTGCTATGTCATCAAAGCTTATAGTAGATCAAAAGAACGTAAAGTATCTTTTTCAAGATAAAAAAGCGACGTTCTTGATTCCTGATTATCAGCGTCCGTATGCTTGGGGAGAAGACGAATGTAAGGTCTTATGGGAAGACTTATTTTCCTTTTCATTCCCGAATAACAACTGCGACAGCTTCGATTCTTCAGAGAGTTATTTTCTCGGTCCTATAGTAACATTCCGTAATGACGAAGGGAAACTTGAAATCATTGACGGTCAGCAGCGTCTTACGACCTTGCTTCTCTTACTGCGAGCTTTCTACAATCGCCTGGAGCACATGAAAGACAATCGTTCAATCAAGATGCGAGAGGACATAGAAAAGTGCATTTGGAGAGCAAATGAGTTCGGAGAGTATGATCCAAACGACTTGAAGATAAATTCGGAGGTTGCAACTGATAACGACAAGGAAGAATTTATGGATATACTCCGGAAAGGAACATCAGAAGGAAAAAGTCGATATGCGACCAACTTCAGATACTTTCAAGACAAGATAGGAAAATTCATTGAAGAATATCCTTCTTTCTTTGCATTATATCCAGCTCGCATTCTTAATAACTGCGTGCTACTTCCGATAGAGGCTGAGTCGCAAGATACTGCTCTTAGAATATTCTCGACGCTTAATGATAGAGGTAAGCCATTGTCTGACTCAGACATCTTCAAGGCACAGCTCTATAAGTTCTACTCATCCATTGGAAAGAAGGAAGAGTTTATCACTACATGGAAAGAGCTTGACGAACTCGTTACAAAAATATTCCACCCATATCGTGGAACACCTTTGGATGAGTTGTTTACACGCTATATGTACTACGAGAGAGCTTTGCTGACTAATCGTAGTTCTATGACAGAAGGACTTCGCAAGTTCTATGAGAAAGATGGATATGTTCTACTTCGACGAGAGCAGACTTTAGAGAATCTAGTCTTGCTTGCGGACTTCTGGAAAGATGTATATTCTCAGAACGAAGACCGTTTTTCCGTGGATGTACTAAAGCGCTTGTTTGTATTGAATTATGCGCCTAACAGTTTATGGACATATATCGTATCGGTATATTTCATGCACTATAAGAATGCTGAGAATATGCTAGACAACGAGAAGTTCTATTTGTTCTTGAATCGTTTGATAGGCTTTATTTGGGCATATGCTATCAGCAACCCAGGAATAACAGCCTTGCGAGCACCGGTATTCAATGAGATGGTGAATATCATAGAGAACAAAGAGATTGCTTTCGAGAACTATCTATTCCAAGAGGAATTGTTCCGTTCGCAATTCACCAACTTCAGTTTTTCAAACACTCGTGCGATTACGAAGTCGATGATTGTGTGGTGGGCATTCTCTTTCGATAGCCAGGAATTGCTTCCTCTTGACGCAACATATGATATTGAACACATCTTCCCAAGGAACAGACAAGTCAAAGAAGGTGGATTGTCGAGTGACGAGGTTCTTGAAATGTTGGGAAACAAATCGGTATTGGAGCGAAGAGTTAATATTCGGGCATCCGATTACAGATTTGCTGACAAGATTAAGTATTATAATGGTGAGTTCAAATCCACAGGCGAGAGGGTTGGAACTAAGATACACGAATTACGAATGCTGTCACAGACGTTGACAGATTTTACAGAAACGGATATTAGAGAGCGCACGTCAAGAATGCTTGACAAGTTTATCGCTTATCTCAAATCTAACTCTCTGATTTTCAATAAATTAAATTCGTAATTTTGGTTAAAAGATTTGGCAAATTGATAAAATTTTCGTACCTTTGCATATAGAAAGAAGGTCGTAAAATTGACTAAGAGCCAAACACATACAGGGCAACTGCAACGTTACGACCTGCCGAGGAGACAAAACCGGGACGCTGGTTCTCTTAGGCGATTTTCGAGGGCGTGACAAGCGGCTGCCCTTCTTTATTAAATGAGCTTGATGGTTGCTTAATACGAAAATCTTATGGCAACAAATGCAGACATGAGCTTGAAAGAGTTCGCAAAGGAAATGCTGGTCGAAGTCAAAAAGGACCAGGAGTGGTTAACAAGACAGAAGGAAATCATGGGTGATCTCCAGGAGAGAATCGATGAATGCTTCAAGAGAGTGCAGAAGTGCGACATGACAAAGGGTGTCTATTCAACTACGCAGATGGCGAAGGAGTTGGGCATGAGCAGCGCACAGAAGTTGTACGAAGAGCTGAAGGAGGTTGGCCTTGCGTTCAACCAGGGTTATGAGTGGATGCTGACAAGTCCCTACTCCACCTATCAGCTAACTGAGGTGACTACCCACATCATCAAGGGCAAGTACACAAGAAGACCTCTTTGGACGGAGCGAGGCAGACGCTGGCTTCTCGCATTGAAGGAGAAGAACATCATCTGCAACCTGCCGAAGCCGAGAGTGCCGAAGACTGTTGAGAAGAGTATTGCTTCTCAGTCTGGCGAGAAGAAGGAAGAGGTCAAGGTCGAGCCGCCAACACCGCTGATGAAGAAAGCCGAGACGCTTAAGGATGAAATCAGCTGCCTTTTGAGTCTCATCACAGAGGTCGGAAAGGGAGAGACGATGCTCCTTATGGGAGACATTATGACAATCTCCACCACCATCAGCGAGCACGTGAGCACGTTGGCTTTCGAGGCTTACAAGACATTAAATGCACCAGCGAGGGCTTGAACCAATTAAAATTCCAAGAAAAGATTTGGATTTTCCAAAATAAAATATTACCTTTGCAGCGGTGAAGGAAAAAGATAAATAGGGATTGGATAGACCTCTCACACGTCGGTCTTCGGATGCAGACTTCGGGAGGGTTTCCAATCCCTTGTTTTTTAGTTTAGTAATCTCATAGTATAAAGGATATTTTCACTTGTAAGTTTAGCCTTACATTCTATTCGTTTTCCTTGATAAGTAGCATGGAATACTTTGAACTGAAAATCATGATGGTTACCTTCCTCAATCCTGTCAAATGTTGCTGTAGGAAACCATTCGTTTACATCGGCTGCAATTTGTATTGTTTCGCTAAGTCTTCTATTTCTAATATTCTTTGCCATCGTTTCAGAAAAGAAATTTCGTCCTACCACAAATTCCTCATTATTATTATTGAGATAAAGTCTTCTAGCCGTTTGACCGTCTGGTAACTCTACCTCTCTAAATTTCTCTTGAAGAGTTTCATTTATAAGTTCGCGAAGTCTAGCCCTAACTTCAGGCGAGTTCTGAGTTGCTATTCTTATTTGTCTTTGAGGTCTTTCTGAACGAGCATATTGGGTGATATAGGAAGACTGCTTTACTTTGTCTTTATTGTCATTCACCCAATTTGTGAAGTTCTTAGGCATAGTATTGCTTGGTTGTTTACCGCTCCAATACTCCTTTTCACTCATTATTACCGGGATGGCATAGCACATACAATTTACGTGCCAACCAACCCAAGGAAAATAACTCGGATAGACACCTGCAAGCAAATCACACATATCGTGCTTATGGCTAGGATTGTTGGTTGTCTTTATCTCCTTGCCTTTAATATAGTCCATCCTAGCCCATCTTTCCTGCTCGGCAGAACGGTAGGCCATGTTTATCTCGTTACGTGCCAGACGCACGCTTCTGTACTCACAGTTCTGAATGGTTATGGCTTTTCCGTATTTCTTCTTATAGGCTTTGGCAAGTGATGGATAATCATTAAGGTACTTGCTGACCTTCTTGCTGAGTTTAACAGCACTCATACCCTTCTCTATGCCGACAGACAGAGATTTCTCCAGAGCCTCCTTTACATCAGCTCTCTGGTTCCATATTCTTTCTGAAAGACCTAGACCTTTAATCTTTCTCTCTATGAAAGCCTTCTTTGCCACGTTGTTGTGCTCAAAGTAAGCTTTCTGCTTTGCGTCCGCTATCTTCCTAGTAAAGGTGCCGATTACCCTCTTGGCAAGTAGGTCCTGCAGTGTGTTACTGTTCTTCCATTCGTCCGATATGCCATTATAGACCAATGCCTGCATATTGTTTGAATAGTAATCCAGTAAGGCGTTCACCTTCTTTTCTGTTCTAGGATAATCATCAAAAGAGAACTCGCCATCCCCATCAAAGTCGGTGGAGGTGGCGATTTTAGCGGACTCCTTGGCAAGAGTCTCATAGATGGAAATGATTTTCCGGGTATAAGCGTTCAGTCTCTTGCCAAGGTCTTTATATGCCTTTTTCTGATTAGGCAGTTTTGGCTTTTTCATACAATTTCATTTTAAAGTGTTTGCAGCAATCCCAGTTGAGAAGAACGCTCCATTCTTGATATGGGCATTTGGCTAGGATAGGCTGACCTTTAAGGCTCATACTATGGAAGTCAGTAGCATGAGCACACTCACGGCAGAAGTGCAGTTTCTCTTCTTCCTTCTTCTTTCTCATAGCTATTCCTCCGAGAATAAGTTAGGCATTGAAGCAGCTGTTCTTGTGGCCTCTACTTCCTCTTCTCCTTGAATCTCGTTGAAAGTCTTGTCAGGATCATCGGAAAGACCGGCACGCTGGATAGATTCCTTCTGGCTGACGAGAGGCTTGTTGCCGTTAGCCTTAAGCCATTTGTCAATCTGAGTATTCTCATCCTCCTGGATGAATGGAGTGAGAATGTGCTCTACAGTAATCTCATCCATTCTAGCTGCCCACTTCGTATTCATCTTGGAAAGGAACGCCTTTATGACGTTGGTCTCTCTCTCGAAGCCTTCAACCCAGGCACCAGTCTCCTCTCCTATCTTAAGATGGGCATCCATGAGGAGTGTCTTTCTTGAATCGTAGCCGATATTGCCAAGGCTCTTCATATTCTCGAAACTGATATCCGGCATCTGGGACTGCATAAAGTAAAGCTTGACGAGAGTGTCAACGTGATACTTAAGAGCCTCGATAGCCTGCTGCCAAGACACATAGCTAACATCGCCGCCTTCATTGACTCTATACACTCTCTTGCTCTCTCCCTTTCGCTCCATACCAACGATGGCACCGGCAATCTTCAAGACAGGAGCAGAATTGTATGCCACAACATCGCTGTTTCGGGAAATGGTGTACTCGATATTCTCACGGATAGGTGTCAATCCTTCCCAGCATGGCTTGTGACGGTACCAGAAAACGGCTGGAATCTTGTCGATAGAAATCTCATTATCATCCACCAAATTCCATCCGGACTCTTCATCGTCAGAAGACAGGTCCCATTTGTAATGATGGTCTGCAGTATAGGTCTCAAAGAAAGTGTGCTCAGTGTCAGTAACCTTACGCTTATACTCGAATGACAGAGCAAGCAAGTCGTCATACTCGTCAAAGTAAGGATAGATGTCAACTCCGTCCATTGGAGAGAATGTTTTGCATTTCAGTTTGTACTGACTGTCGAAGCCGTAGAGCTTGTTAGACTTCTTCTGCGTGTACCAAAGCGTGAACATCTGACAAGAGGCGTAATAGCACTTTGCTCTGTGCATATTCACGGCATCAATGTGTGCACAGGTGTAGATTTTCTCGATGGCACGCACAATTGTCTTCAGTTCCTCGTCAGCCTGATCATACGTATATACACGCTTGACCGGTATAGCCATTGTAAATTCTGAGATTCTTCGTGTAAGAAGCTTCTCTAATCCGATAGGCAATCTAGCTGCCTTTTCTACCACTCCGTCATCAAGCGTTCTGTCCTGTCTGCCAACGTGGTCTTCTACGATTTCATGGAGCATAGGCTCATACTCAGATAACAGGGTACTCCAAAGTGGAATATCCAGCACGCGTTGTTTCAGCTCTCCTATGATGCTGCCAACGTCATTTCTTTTAAAAAGTTCATTAAAGTCTATCATAATCTTCTAACTTTTGATTTGGCAAAATTACAGATATATTCGCATATATTTAATATATTTAGTATTTTTAACTAAAATAATCCTTGGTAAATTTGCATATATCAGAAAATTTTCGTACCTTTGCATATAGATAAAAGGTAGTACTTTTGATTATTCAGAGCCTACCTTACAAGTTGAACCAATTAAAATTATAAAGATTATGAACAATTCAGTTGAAACAAAGAAGGCAGAGGTTAGAAAGAACATCGAGAATATGTTTGAGTCAGCCACCAAGAAGATAAAGGACATTATTTCTGTTTGCCCTGATTGGGAGGTAGAGGGTATAGACTTAGGCTATAAGTCACTTACCGCTCATTTGAATTTGAAAGGAGTAGGAAGAGACATGATGGTGATTCGCTACCAAGCAAAGATATGTAATTTCAATGAAGAGTCATTTAGCACCAATGTAGTAAGCTTCTGCAGCTTCGGCAGCTTTGACCTTCTGGAAACAAACGAAAACCTTAAGTACTATACAGCAGTTGGCGACATACTCAATCATAAAGACATGCTTTCGCTCTTGAAAGAGACTATGGTTTTCTTTGCAAATAAGATTACAGAGCTACGTGAGGAGTACGATAAGTTAGACAAGGAGGATTAGTTATGACAAAGCAAGAAGAAATCGATATTCTACAGTCCTTGAAGGGTGATACCTATTTCGCTCAGTTCTTCGGTAGCAAGGACATTGACCAGATGTGTCAGAATATCAATAACGATTTCGCCATTGAGGGCGGATGCGGATTTAATCAGAAAGCAGAAGCTTTAGAGCGAATTAACGCAGACCTTAAAAAGGAGATTCAACAGAAAATCTATGATTTAGGAATGGAACTTATCAAGGACTTAGATAAGGGATTTGATGAGGATGCCATCTATCAGTTGGTTAAAGGCGAGGTCGGAGTAGATGCCATCATCAAGTTTAAGCGTAAGAACGATTTGGAGCTTACGGATAAGGAGATAGATTATTTGGTATCTAAACTTCCATGATTATGAAGCATATATGTAGTAATTGCATAGCTTCCGAGATATGCTATAGTGAAGGCAAGAAGCCTAATGACACTTGCCTTCACTGGGAATGGAGATATTCCGGTTTATGGTTTAACAAATAAAAGCAAGACAATGGGAAAAGAGAAAGTTACAGCAAACGATTTGAAGGTTGTCCTCTCTCAGAAAGGAATAACATCAGATGTGAAGCAGGAAAGATTTATCCAACGCCTGCAGGTTAACGGATGCTTGATAGCAATGGTGTCTGATGTATTGGACCAACTCATAAGGGATGAGCAGTCTATGTTCAAATTACTTGATGTTCAATACAAGAGCGAGCAGAAGATGCACTACAATCAAATGCAGGATGCAGCCAAGAAGTACTATTTTCACTTGAAGCCCTTCACTAAGAGTTTCTTCGATGACGAGAACATTTGCGCCAACCTGGAGGATAACGCAAATGACATCTGCGACATCATCAAACTTCTTGCGGACCACACTAACGACCACAAGGATATGGAAGTGATTAAGAGAAACCTCAGAAAGAGAAAGTTGAACCATCATATTTTCGATTAAGATTATGGCAGATTATAAAGTTGAAGTAGATTTATCGGATTTATTCGATGATATGACAATCAGTGAACAGAAGAGCTTTCTAGTTGATAAGTTCTGCTCATTACCACTAGGCTCGATGGAAGAAGTAGCTGGCGAAATGCTGGAGAACCTTAATGGCGATCAGACAGCTAAAGTTATAGAAGACGCTTTTGACAACTTGCATGAGCAAGCCCAGGAGCACGTAATCAACTATGTGAAAGGGTAAGGCTATGATGTTTATAAAACGCAAGTGTTTGTTGAATTTTGAAGGAGGTTATCAGATTCAAGCCATCCTTACAATCCCTAAGCCGACAAAGCCCATCTTTCCAAAGGAAATGGAGCGTCAGTTCATTAAGAATTTCAATGAATCGCAACCAAATGCGGTTCACAAGGTTATTAAGTGTCACATAATGAGAAATTAAAGTTATGTCATACTTTGATGATTTGGAAGATATGGTCTTTTATAAACCAAGACGTTATTATACTCCGAAAGAAGTATTAAGCAAGGCAGAACGTAAGCTTGTAAAGCCACTCTTGAAGAAGATTGATACAGAGATTAGCAACGCTAGAGAGAAAGGCAGCAAAGAGCTGACAATTAATGTCGGAGATATAGAAGACCCTATCAAAGAGTTGTTGATAAAGTATTATCGTTCTGAGCACTACAAAGTAGCGACTTGGATGACAAAAGATAATATGACTGAAATATATTTGAAACGAAAATATTAAGTTATGGAAAAGAAAGAATATTCTGTTGTCGAATTTATTCAACATATTAAAGATAAGCTATATATTAATCTTTATAAAGCTGCTCGTTTATCTGAAATTAAGATAAGAAGAGAAATGAGAACATGTCGAGGTCTCCAGTATTATTTAGATAGAGAATAAATGTATAAAGCATAAAAATAAAGATTATGGCTATAATAGGTTTTGAAATCGGAAACAAAGAATTTGAGGTACGTTTCATACGTGAATCAGGTTATCCTCCAACAAAGAATGAACGTGGTTCTTCATTGGTTGAGTATGATGTAACGACATACAAAGATAATCAGCCAATGATGAAGAAGTTCAATCAGAAGAAACGAGTTTATTTCGACCTTGAAGGTAATGTTTATAAGGACAAGCAGAGCAACAAGGTGTGGTTCAATCTATATAAAGCAAGCTAATGGTTATGGGAACAAAAGTAGAAGTAAAGACTATTCCTTTGCATGGATTGTTCATCCATCGTAAACAAGTTTGGCGTTCATTAGGTAAGCTGAGAGCAGAAAGTAATTCTACATCAGCACAGAAAGTATATATGAATGAGTATGGCACAGAAGTATATACCGAAAATGCCGATTTCATAGATGGTTTGAAAGTCACTCCTTATGATGGGGAGTTACCAAAAATATCAAAATACGCTGATTGTAGTATGAGTCACTATCAGCATTGTTTAATGCAAAATTCGATTTAATTATGGAAATAGCTGATATAGATGATTTGAAACTGGAGCAATGGATCAGACAGAGAAACTCAGGTCAAATCATGTGGAAAACCAAAGATGGTAGAGAAATATCGATTAAGGATATGTCAGATACTCATCTAGCTAACACGATAAATATGCTAGAAAGAAAATATGATGCAGAAGAACATCTTTACGAGATAGACCCTCTTATGGACTTTGGTGCAAACGATTAACAAATAAAAAGGTAAGTAATATGGAAGCAAAGATTAATATAGCGGAAATCCTTAAGGATAAACCGCAAGGAACTAAGTTGTATTCTCCTATCTTTGGAAAACTTAGATATGAGGATTTAGTGTCAGATTTGGGTGAATTTACTGTTGTTACAAGTGACAATACATTAGCAAAGCACTCGTTCAGGTCAGATAGCAGATATAATAGACACGGAGAGCCTTTAATGCTGCTCCCATCCAAGGAAATGCGTGACTGGTCTAAGTTCGCCTGGAAGCCGGGCGACGTGCTGGTTAATAAAGATGGGAATGTACATATTATCTTCGATGGGTTTGAAGATGATACCTACAAAAATTTCCATGGTAAGAATTATCTATGGGAAGAAGGGGGTAGTATAGTGAGCTTTGAAGAGGATGAAGACTACATGCAAACATCTGACTTCAACAAAGCAAATAAAGAAGACGCTCAGGAATATATCCACAAAATAGAGAAAGAACTAGGTGGCAAGTTGAACCGTGAAACCCTGGAGATTGAGAAAACTCAGCCAGAGTTCGAGGATGGGGATATACTACTCTATAAAAGCGCAAAATTTACGTATTTTTCTTCTATTTTCATCTTAGACACCAATAGAAATGAAATGTGTAGTTATGTTCGCTTTTCTATTGGAAAAGGGTCTATTAATTATGATGTGCCAGTGTATAACCTTGGCACAGATAGGTTTCGCTATGCTACAGAAGAAGAGAAGCAGCAGCTCTTTGATGCCCTCGCAAAGGAAGGCAAGGCTTGGGATGCTAAAAAGAAAATGATTGTGGACTTGAAGCCAAAGGTTGAGCTGAAGCCATTTGATAAGGTGCTTTGTCGAAATTCTAAGGATGATACATGGGAAGCTGATTTCTTTGCTCGTCTTACACGAAAAGAAATTGATTACACGCTGAGTGGTAAGTATTTATGTGTAGGAGATTTATGGATGTATTGTATCCCTTACAACGAAGAGACAGCACATCTACTAGGAACGACTGATGAGTGGAAAGGAGGTGAGCAATGAAAAAGAATAAACACTCGTTAAAGATAAGTCGTAGTTATGGTGATATTACCCTTGATGGTTATCCTATAGCTACATATTCGAATGACGAATTGAAGATTCTAAAGAACCTGCTAACAAAGGTTCTGTGTGAAGTAAATGAATATATAAAAGACTAGGCGTATGAAAGAGCTTAAAGTTGGAGAAAGAGTAGTCTTGGATATCGTTGTAACTGAGACTGTAACTTGCGCAGGTTGTTTCTTTGAAAGTAAGGGTGCTTGTGAAGTTTGGAGAAAATATCCATGCGCAAGTAAACAACGCTCAGACCGTAAAAATGTAATTTTTAAAGAAGTTAAGGAGTAAAGCGTATGGATAAGTTATATATTCCAGGAGATTTGGTAATGACAAACGGAGCACCACTAGGTACAGAACAGGATGTCGTTTACCGAGTAACATCATCAGACCCATCAAAGACTTTGAAGTTGGACGATGGAACGGTTATGAAAGGTGTTGTTCGCTTAGAGAATCTTGAAGGTGTTGAATTTGGAGACAAAGGTTATCTCTTCGGAGATTGCTGTGCTTGGGTTAAGGATATTGTTCCTATCCCTATTACTCCAGAGATTCTAGAGAAAAATGGTTGGGATAAAGAAGGAAAAGACGGAAGTGATTTTTCTTTATCAGAAGCATTTATGGGAGGTGATGAAGATGATGAAGATAACTATACCTGTTTTCAACTTTATTATCAAAATAAGAAGGATGGTTGGGTTATAGATATGCGTGGAGAGCCATTAAAATTTGAGATTCATTATATTCATGAACTCCAGCATCTTTTCTTTGGTCTTGGTATTAATCACGAAATGGAGGTGTAGGTATGGACAAAAATATTGTATTATCAGACGAGGAGCTGGAATTACTCATAACAGGCTTACATTGTATTGATGAACGTGACTATAACGTTTATCGTAGAACATGTACACCTTGGAGTGAAGCCAAAGAGATGAAAGAAACTTTAAGAGTGAAGCTGATAAGAGCGCAACTTAATGTTTAACCGCCTTCGGGCATAAATAGAATAGAAATGGATGTAAATAAATTAGAAAGAGCTAACATTTTAGCAAAAAGCTTGATTCCTAAAGTAGATGAGCTTTTGAATATGTCTTCTCATTCGACAAACATTGCTCACAGTATTTATGGATTATCAGAATGTGATGAAGAGTTTAAAACTAAATTCATGCAACTTCTTTCTGAAACAAAACAGAGGTTGCAGAAAGAGTTTGATGAGCTCTAGTAACTAACCATCTTCTATGAGGAGATAAAATAAATTGATATGAAAAAGTACATTGGAACAAAAGTTGTGGATGCCACCCCAGCGTGGCGAGTTGATGGCAAAGTGTATCTCAAAGATGATGCTGTGCCAAAATCAATGAATCGTGAAGACGGTTACAAGGTAGTCTATGAGGGTGGCTATGAAAGCTGGTCTCCTAAGGACGTGTTTGAGAAAGCCTATCGTGAAGTAGGCTCTGTTAACTTCGGTGGTGCTATTGACTTGCTGAAGGCTGGTCTTGCGGTAAGACGTAAGGGATGGAATGGTAAGGGCTTATTTATCGTGAAGCAGGTTCCTTCACATATCACTAGTGACATCATCCCTAATATGCAGTCACTCCCTCAGTCTGCTAAGAGCATCTTGATGAGTCGTGAGAATCCTTACATTGACTACACCAATCAGATGCTTATCATCAATCCTGATGGTCGTGCTGATTCTTGGGTTCCTTCTGTATCTGATGTGTTTGCGGAAGATTGGGAAGTTGTAACAGATTAACTAACCACCATCTCCTTGAAAACAGGGAGATGGTAAAAAGAAGAGAATATGGAAGTATGGATAAGAAAGAGAAATCAATCAAACTTCATCTAGATAAGGCTATTGGTTATTCAGACAAGGCTCATGACGAGTTGCAAATTGCTCTGAATATAGCTTTGGATGAAAAAGGACTTAGTGATGAAGAAAAGCGGCTTTTAAGCGTTGACTTTGCAACTGGACAAGAAGAAGCCGTAGAGCGTGTTGCTGATGGTAGTTGTAAAGATGAACATACAGGTGTATGGGATAGCCCAATTAGAGACTGCCGAATATCTGAGGTATATCGCATGACAGGTGAGCAGATACGTGAATATTTTAATTTGTGACAACTATGGATAAGAAGAAAGTTAAAGAGCTGATACAAGAAGTTATCAGCAATAATGTTGATAGCTTGGAGTTTGGAAACGATAAGCATAATGCTCCTTTAAGAAAAGCGAATAGCTTATTGCATGATGCTTTGATAGAGTTAGGAAAGTCTGACTGGGTATCTGTCGAGGAAGAGTTGCCTCCTTATGAAGAGGACGTTCTTGTTTGTAATGAGAATGAGCCATCTGATATATGGTTCGGTCATAGAACATCTGACAGACGAGTTGTTGTTGACGAACATGAGTTTGCTAAAGGGTATGGAACTATCACCCATTGGCGCAAAATAGATAAATTGGAGGAATAGTTATGGCAACATATAGAATAGTAGATATGTATCGTAAAAGCAAGGCTGTTAGAGGTATGCATTATGATTCTTGGGATAAGCCAATCTTTGCTTTTCGTGTAGATAAGAGACATTCATTTCTCTTTGGTCTTATCCATTATTGGGATTATGGCGCATGTAACCTTCGTCCAGAATATTTGTTTCCTTCGGTTGATAAAGCCAAGGATGCTATATTGAAGGTTGATAAAAGTAAAACAATAACAATTTTACATGAATAGCGTATGAAAATAGAAAATATTAAGTTCAAGGCTAAGCGTCTTGATAATGCCGAGTGGGTGGAAGGTGACTTAAGAACGTCAAAGTCAGGTAATGCAATGATAATCCCTATTGAGTATAGTGGGGCATACCCCGTTGACCCTTCTACCGTCTGCCAGTTCACAGGGTTGAAAGATAGTGAGGGAAATGAGATTTGGGAAGGTGATATAGTGCATGACTGTTATGACCTTTTGTGTATAGACAATCTCTATGAGGTAGTTTATATTGAAGAAGAAGGAACGTTTGCCTTCAAGAGTTTAGATAAAGTTGACAATTACGAGCCGTTTGTTAATTTATTTGAAGTTTATGTTGTCGGCAACAAATTCGATAAGGAGGACTAACGTATGAAGAGTAAGATTTTAGACTTAGCCAAGTCATACGGTATGCTCTTTTTGATTTTCATAATAGGTGTAATTGGTTTTAGAGTTTCTTTCAGCTTAGGAACTCCACACGAAAAAGAAGAGTTTAATATAAAAATATTCACCAAGAAAGGGCATGACTATCTGATAGTAGACACGAAACACGGAGTTTGTGTTATTCACGCCGAGAGCTGCCCTTGTAATAAAAAGAAGTAACATATGAAAGTTAGGTTGGCAAAGAAGATAATGAAAGCAGACACTTATGCTGATTATCCAAGTAAGCATCCTTCACCTTACTGGAAAGCGAAGTTTAAGGAAGCTTATAACGAGTATGGTTGTGTTACGTTCTGTGAAGATTCGAGCAAGTGTAAATACCGCAACAAGTTCGACCATCGTATTGTAAAGGCAGAAAAGATTACTGCAAGATATTCTCGCAAGCTTATGAATTGCCTTAATAGGCTGGCTGGTAAAAATCCTTTCGATATTAGAGATATATTAGGTAGTTCAAATAAACTAAAAAAATATGATTATGAAACAAGAAATGCAAAAATCAATCTTAAAGATTCAAACAGCAGTCGAAACTCTGACAAGACAGAAAGTTATCGATAAAAATGTGTATGACTTTATCCATGGAGAAATCAAATCTCTTTCGGAAAGTGTAGAGAATATAGTGGAAGTAAATACCCCCGATGAAACTCTTCTTACCTTCACAGATAAGGAGAAGTATGTAAATCAGCATATCAATCTTGCTGATACATCTGTACTTTGCAAAGAGTTAAATAGAAGAAAAGAAATTGGTAACGATTTCTTTGTAATAAGAACTGAGGGGAAAATTGGTTAATTATGGAAAAGGAAGTATTGACCCTCACCGTCAGCAAGGAATGGTTCGATATGATAGTGTCGGGCGAAAAGAATGAAGAGTATCGGGTAATTAAAGGCTTTTGGATGAGTCGCCTTCTCCTTATCAAGGATGAGGAATTCAAAGATTTCGATAAGTACGATAAGCTTCATATCGGTAAGACATTTGAGATGCTTATAGACACCAATACTATCAAGGAGAAACTGAATAATGGTACAATGAAGTTCGTACCATTCACTCACGTTCTCTTCAAGAACGGCTACTATGACGATAGCCCAAAGGTAGAAAAGGAGATTGAGAGTATAACCATCGGCAAGCCGAAGAAAGGTCTTTGCCCAGGCAAGTGGTTGGACCATGAGTTTTTCATTATTAAGTTCAAGTGATATGATTGCAATTAAAGTATCTTCCGAGAACATCCAAGAATTATGGAAATGCCCGGACGTTTCAGAGTTAGTAAAGACTGTCAGCGGAGACTGCACTAAACAGACATTGATAGTTAGGTTGAGAAATCGAGAGTTCTATGTTCCTGATGGATTCTATCTCGTGAAAGACGAGAATGATCAATGGAGCACACTCAGCCCATCACTGTACGAACTTATAAAAGACAAGGTTCATGGCGAGAAGTGAGGAGGATATCCGGGAATACCATAGAAGGTACTACCAGGAGCATAAGGAACATTTATTGGCAAGAATGGAAGTCTATCGTAAAGAGAACGCTGAAAGGATTGCTGCAAACAGAAGATATAACAGAAAGAGAAAGAAAGCCTTGGGCGGCTTAACGAACCCAAATATTAAATAATGAGTAGAGGAAAACATTTTAGTGCAGAAGAGATTGAGTTCATCAAGGTTAACGCTTTGGTGATGACGACAACGGAGATTGCAAAGCAGCTCAATCGTAATTATTGGGCCATACATCGAAAGATGAAGGAAATGGGTATCAGCAAGAGCCACGTGTTTACTGCTGACGAGGATTTCATCATTCGCAGAATGTATGGCAAGTACCCGGTAAAAGCCATTGCTACCAAGATTGGAGTGGATGAGAACGCTATTTACAACCGTTGCAAGAAGCTTAAGCTAACGAAAGGAGGTGCGCAATGATTGTCATAGTTACCGCTATGGATAAGGAATACGACCTTATCAGCGAATGGATTGCAAAGAATTGGCTTGACTACAAAAATGTTCAAAACATAGCTTTAATCAAGTCTGGTATTGGCAAGGTTAATGCGGCATCTTGCTTGACAGAATTTCTTTCGTCGAATACGTCCAGCAAAGTTACAAGAGTTATATCGGTAGGATGTGCCGGTGCTGCCGTTGCAGGATTGAAACCTGGTAATGTCGTGATTGGCAATTCGTACTGCTACCACGATGTATATTGCGGCGAGCCAAATGCCAATGGACAAGTTCAAGGTATGCCGGCAGTCTTTCCTTCTGATTTCTCCTGGATTGATATGGATGAAAGATTCAGATTAGGAACCATAGCTACGGGAGATAAGTTTGTCACTACGAGGGAGCAGGTATTGGCAATTAAGGAGTTTCTTCCTAATTCTTATAACGTATGTGCTATTGACATGGAGTCTGCTGCCCTTGCGCAGGTATGCTACAAGAAGGGTATTGGTTTTACGTCCATCCGAGTTATTAGCGATAATCCCCTGGAGCCGAACCAGACCGAGCAGTATGCAGGTTTTTGGGATAGTCTTGCCGAAAAGGCATTTAGTGTTGTTTGTAAATTATTAGAGAATGATACCAAGTTTTAAAGTTGATCATACGAAACTAGAGCCAGGTCTTTATGTTTCGAGAGTAGATAAATGGGGCATGGAGACTGCTACCACATTCGATATTCGCGTGTGCAAGCCAAACAAAGATATGATGTCACCTGCTGTCGCGCACACAATAGAGCATTTGATGGCGGACTACCTACGAAATGATAGTCCTCTTAGCAATTCCGTTCTGTATTTTGGACCGATGGGTTGTCTTACAGGTTTCTATCTTATCCTTAAAGGTACGTGGACTTCAAAGCTCATAAAGGAAATGATAGTAGAAGCCTTCAAGGCTTGTTCGCTATCAAAGACGATTCCAGGTGCATCGGAAGTGGAATGCGGTAATTACAAGCTCAACGACTTAAAAGGAGCAAAAGAACTATGTGATATGTTCTCCGTATATCTATCCACAGCTGGACCGGATAAGCTCAATTATCCAGATTAATATTTATATGTAACCATAAAGTATTTAATCATTAAGTATATTTTCTTGCAATATATTTGGTGATTAAATACTTTTTTTATAATTTTGCAGCATTACTTATTGCTATCGCTTCGTACTGGGATATTTCTTGAATTTTATTGTTCAATTAAATATTTAGTTAGAATGAAAAAAAGAACGAAGCAAGTTTTAGTTATTCTGAAACCCAAATCAAAGGCGTTGGGGTTCAGTAGAGAGGAGTTAGAGGGTATTGCTGCCGATGTTGCCAATAACTTAGAACTCGATGAAGAAGCCTCAGACGAGGATGTAAACGCAGAGATTGAAAAGCAGGTTAATGCGGTTCTTCCTTATCTTAAGATTGCGCAAAAGACTGCGCAGCGTACTATCCAGAGTTTTAAGGATAGTCAAGACTTGGATGACGACGAGGTCGATGACGATGATGATGACCCTGCCGGCAACAAGAAACCAATCCGCAAACAGAAGAGAGAGAAAGATGAGCAGGTCCCAGCATGGGCGCAGGCACTCATTACTCAGAACAAAGCCTTGCAGACCGAAATCCTCGGTTTGAAGTCAGAGCGTGAGAATGATGGCCGCCGTTCTAAGCTGAAGGCACTCCTTAAGGACAAAGGTACGTTCGGAAAGACTGTCTTGAAGAATTTCGACAAGATGAATTTCGAGAACGAATCTGAGTTCGATGATTTCTACGATGGTATTGTGGAGGACTTGGCAGCTATCGATCAAGAGCGTGCTAACGAAGGTCTCGGAAAGCTTGGTGCTCCTGCGGCTCAGAGAAAGCCTAAGAAGGAAGAGGTTGAGGTTATCAAGGACAACGAGATTGATGAGCTTGCCGAAACTATGTAATCTTTAAATTTTAAAAGTTATGTATGGCGTAAGCAAGACAAAAACGTTTGATTCAGGCAAGGAGTCTGTAATCATCAGAAATTACGTGAATGGCATCATGGGTGGTGTCGTTCTTGACATGACAGGTTTCTCTGGAGAGTTCATCCAGTGCGGACACATTATCATTCGTGATACCAAGTCTGGCGAGTACAAGCCTATGCCGGTAACAGGTGAGGCTTATGCTTCATTGCCGGAAAATCACGAGTATGTAGGTGTCTGTATGACAACAGCTCCGGTAGATACCCCTCATGTAGGTGTTATGACGGCAGGTGAGGCTAATGATAAGGCTGTCCCTTATCCTGTCGATACGATCAAGGCAGCTTTGAAAACAGCCGTTCCTACTCTTCAGTGGGGACACGATGCAATCGGTTAAGGAGGTGATTTATGCAACAGAGTTCTTTATTTCTTAAGTATATCTTGAGTTTCTTCCCAATCCTGAAGACATTGATTGAGAAGATTAACGGTAAGCGCAAGAACGAGATGACGTATCTCCACAAGGATACATCCATTCTTCGCCGCGTTTATTCTACCGACAACAAATGGGAAGCCGACACGGTTGATACCTCTTACGTAGCTGCTGACTACGTGGCAGTGGATTCTCCGGTTCCTTTGAAGTCTCGTGACAAGATTTCAACCGCCAACGGCAAACTGCCAAAGGTCGGTATGAAGAAGTTCTTGAAGGAGTCAGATATTCTTTCCCTCCGACTTATGGAAGCCCAGGGCGGTCAGACAGCAGAGATTCGCCGTAAGCTGGCGCAGGATCCGGTAGCTTGTAATGTCGGTGTTGATGAGCGTAATGAGTATGCACTTCTGTATGGTCTTTCTAACGGCTACGTAGCTGTTCGTGACGACGATAATCCAAAGGAGTTGCTCCGTATCAAGTATCAGTACTTGCCAGAAAATCAGCTCGGCATCAACAACGTTGATAATGGTGTTACAGTTGCAGACTTGAAGGAATGTATCGAGCGAGCATCGAATGATGGCAACACCATCTTGATCTTCTGGATTGGTAAGGCTAAGTTTGACGAACTGAAGAAGGCACAAGACGCTCGCGAGCTTGTTGCCAACTACAAGGGTCAGACTTACGATTCCAACACAAAGCTCCCAGTTCCTACTGCCAGCGTATTCCAGGAGGCATTCTTGGACGAGACCGGTGTATCATTCCGCATCATCAACCGTACTGTCCGCTTGGAGCATGATGGTGTGAAGAAGAGCGTTAAGCCTTGGAACAACGATATGATTATCGGTGTCTGCTCACAGATGATTGGTGCCCTCGTTTACGGTCAGGTAGCAGAGGCAACAAACAGAGTGGCAGGTGTAACCTATCAGCAGATTGATTACAAGCTTATCTCTCAGTATTCAACAACTGATCCATTGCGTGAGACAACTGCGGTGCAGGCATACTGCTTGCCTGTCATCGAGGACGTTGACACAATCTATCAGATTAATACTAAGCTGGCAGACCCAGACGTTTCGGTTGATACCGAAAAGGAGAAAGCAGATACAGAGGACGCTAAGGTAACAATCTCTGATGTGACCTACAAGAAGCCGGAGGCTATCACAACTCTCAACGCTCTTGGTGCTACACTTCCTAGTGACGCCAGCGACAAGGAGGTTATTGATGCCTACAATGAGCTGCCTCCTACAAAGAAGAAGGAGTTCAAGGATAACGCAGCTAAAGCTGAGGAGTAATCATGAAGACGGTCGGACAAGCTTTGGTGGATGAGGTACACATCCCTATCCCCTATGGTTTCGTGGAAAACGCCTGCATAAAGCGTGACCTCGATATCGAATCAGAGTTCACTGGTGACGTTGCCAGAAATGACGCCTACAAAGGAACGCTTGCCGACTGTCTGCTTTCTCTCATACAAGCCGTTAGCTTCTCCGAAGCGGACAAATCAATAGGTTCCCTCTCGGAAGACCAGCGAAAGGCTATATTAGTTCAAGTCAATCGTTTATATAACTCTATCGGCGAGGAGGAGGTTTCACTTACTCCGAAGCCGACAGTTTACATTAATTGCTGATGAGTCTATTGAGTTTTCATGCCTCAAAGCTATACCGGCAGCAGAAGGTAGCTGGCTATACAGATGATGATGGAAATTATCACCAGGGCAAGACCGAGTGGAAGTTCTGCTGCACTTGTGATGTAGTTCCTGCTGGCGAGGCCAACAAGTTAGTTACATCTGACGGTTCTATTGATTACTACTCCTACGAAGTGCATAACTTGCCCGTAGGGATTGAAAAGTTCTCTTATGGGGATTTTATCAAGCTGGAAATTTTAGGGGCTGAGGAGGTAATTATCAAGGTCAAGGGATTTCATCGTTATCAACTCCAGTGTAAGATATGGGCATAAGAATGACAACCAGCGCTTCCGCTCTTGATGCCTTCCTACAGAGAGCCGCAAGGAAGATACATGAGAATGTACTTAAGGCATTGAGCAAGCTAGGAGACGAATCTGTGGTTAGAATCCGTAACAGGTCTGCCAAGGAAAGCTGGATAGACCATACGGGCAACCTAAGAAGCTCCATAGGCTTCGCCGTGTACGAGCAGGGAAGTAAATATATGGAATCAGCCTTTTCGCAGGTTCTCAGTGGCACAGACGGCTCTGTAAAGGGCAAGAAGATGATCAATGACCTTGCTAAGGAATATTCCAGGGTTTATGCTTTGGTTGTCGTTGCCGGAATGGAATACGCAGGAGAGGTGGAAGCCTTGGAAAGCAAGGATGTCCTCGCATCAACGAAGATATGGGCCACATCCATTGTAGAGCAGCGTGTGAAGACAGCAATAGACTCAGCAGTTAATGAAATAAACAAGTGGAAGATATGAAATCAGACGGAGCAATTAAGACAGATGTTTACCGGTACATCAATGAAAGCGGTTTTATGAACAACGTCAATGGCAAGCTGTCAAAGACGATGAGACCGCATAATTCTCATAAGGAAGATGTCGTTATCTCCATCTTGGCTAATGAGGGAACGCAGCTTCAAACGGCAATTATAAATGTAAATATATATACACAAGACCAGGACGTAGATGGGCAGTTCGAGGAGAACACTATCAGAGTTGACGAAATCTGCAAACTGGCTTGGAATCTCTTGGAAACGTTCAGAACGAGCGAATATGCTGCCCACGCTATTGAGCAGAGGGTATATGCAACAAGCACGGGAGAACATGTAATAAATAATCAAGTTGAATATAAACTCATAAACGATTAAATTATGTCAGTAACATCATGGGGCAAATGCACTATCTACGTTCAAGAGGTAGGTAGCAAAAAGAACGAGTGGACTAAGCTCCCAACTCCAAAGGATGGCACTACTACTGTTACTCCAACGAAGGGCGATACAATGACCCAGGTTGAGGAAGGTGGCGGAATTGTTGACCGCAAGACAAAGAAGTCCACCTACGAGGCTGTATATCAGCTCTTCATCAAGAAGAACCAGTCGCAGCCATTCAAGACTATTGATGGTATCATTGAGGGTAACTATCGTTTGGCTATCCAACCGGAAGACGCCGAGCTCCCTGGCGTTTACATGGGTAATACCACCATCGGTGCCGAGGAGGGCTATACAACAGAAGAAGGTGCTTCCATCACTTATACCCACGCAGCTCTCATCCCAGAAGGTGACGTGGTGGCTAAGACTACAAACGCAAAGGGTGAGGAGGTCTATTGTGCTTACCGCTGGCGTGTTATCACCGCCGCAAAGGGAACAGGTGGAAAGTATGCCTTGACTTTCAAGAAGCCGCAGGACGGTGAGACCCCTCCTGCTGAAATCACGGAAACCTACGCAGAGACATAGGCATATTCTAATATCCCTTCCGCCGACTGAGGGTTATCAGCCGGCAACCTACCCAAGTAGCTCAGGGGCAGAGCGAGACCAAATAGTCCGTCGCATGAAAATCCAGGGTCTTCAAAAGCTGGTTGAAAGTCGCAGGTTCGAGTCCTGCCTTGGGTGCCAACAATTTAAATTCGAGTGATATGGAAGAGTTAGGAATCATTATATCGAATACGCTCACAGATATGCCGATAGGCTTTGATACTGAGCACGCTCACGTTAACATCTACCCTACTACACTGGGCATGATGTATCTAACGTCGCAGTTGGTAGATAGCTTGGAGCTAGACAAAGAGTTACTTCAAGCTGATCCATTCTTGGAAGCATTGCGAGTTGCAAACACCAAAAGGGAGACATGCTGCAGATTGATTGCATATCACTCACTCAATACAAAGAACGAAATACTAGACTCCAAATGTGTAAGCAGGCAGACGGAGTTAATCTTCAAAGAATGTTCCAATGAGGATATAGCTACTCTTCTCATCATCATCCTTAAGGCTAACTCATATCAGACAATAGCCAAAGAGACAGGGATGGAAGAAGAAGCGAAGCGTATGGCAAAAGTCAACGCAGCAAAGAAGTCGGAGAATAGCTTTATATTCGGAGGCAAGACAATATGGGGAACACTCATAGATGCCGCTTGCGAAAGATACGGATGGACTTTCGATTACGTGGTATGGGGAATATCGTATAACAACCTGACTCTCATGCTCAAAGACAAGATTACTTCAATCTATCTGTCTGACGAGGAGAGGAAGAAAGCTCATATACCGGCAGCAGGGGAAGAGGTCATCGATGGCAACAACAAGGAAGCGGTCATGAAGGCGGTGATAGAGTCCGAGACCGAGATTTAACCGAAGTCTTCCTGCGCACGCACGTAAAGTTCCCATATCGAACACTCATATTTGGTGTTTCCACGGCGATTCTTTATAACACAGTATAAATTCAAGGAAAAATAGAACATTATGCCAAGCATTAAATTCGATACAATAGTCGAGACAGCCAAGGTCGTTTCCGGTTTTCGAGACATTCAGAACGCAGTTCATCAGACTGCTGAGAGGGTTGAGAAGGACGGAAAGTCTATTAACGATGTAATCTCGAATATACAGAACAGTATGAACATTGCCATTGGCGGTTGGAGCATTGGCAAGTTCGTCAATCAGATGATGCAGGTCCGCGGTCAGTTCCAGCAGACAGAAATGGCATTCAAGACGATGTTGCAGTCTGAGGAGAAAGCCGATGCTCTCATGAAGCAGTTGATCCGCACGGCAGCCGTCACACCTTTCGGGGTTGAAGACGTTACAGAGGGAGCCAAGCAGCTCCTGGCATTCAACGTAGCAGCAGAGGATGTCAACAAGACACTTATCGGGTTGGGAGACGTGGCAGCAGGTATGGGTCTGAACCTTAAAGACCTCGTGATGCTTTACGGCACCACTATCGCCAAGGGCAAGATGGACACGATGGATTTGTATCAGTTCCTTAACCGAGGTATTCCTATCGCAGACGAGATAGCTAAGGTTATGGGTCTTGACGTTACCAATGCCATCAAGGAGGTACAGAAGCAAATCAAGGCAGGCAAGGTAACCAGCGACATCTTCATCCAGGCAATGCAGAGTATGACCGCCGAGGGTAGCAAGTTCGGTGGCTTGATGGAGGCTCAGTCCAAGACTATTACCGGTCAGATAAGCAACATTGAGGATGCCATCGAGCAGATGTTCAACGAGCTTGGCAAATCCCAGGAGGGTGTTATCAATACCGGATTGGGAGTCGTTTCCACCCTCGTTGAGAATTGGGAGACGGTAGGCAAGGTACTCATGACTGTTGTTGCAGCGTATGGAGCATACAAGGCTGCAGTGATAACGATGATAGCAATATCTAAGGCACAGGTAGCTTGGGAGAGTGCGAAAGCATTCTTGTCTTTAGCGAAGTCTATCACAACCGCCAAGGATGCCATGGCTCTGTTCAATTTGGTCTCTTCTTCAAATGTTCTCGGTCTGGTTCTTGGTGCAGTAGCAGCTGGAGTCACGATGTTCAATCTATTCGGCAATAGCGCTGAGGATGCCGCCACCAAGACTTCCAAGTTTACCGAGAGTGCAAATGAAGCATCAAGCAAGGTCGAGTCGCTAATCTCCATTCTGAAGACTGCCAAGGAAGGCTCCAAGGTTTACAAGGACACCATCAAGGAGCTGTCAAACATCTATGACAACTATGGAATTGCTATCGACAAGATCAAGGAAGACGAGAGCAACCTTGTGGATGTTAAGCAGCAGGAGATAGATAAATCTAAAGAACTCGTCGAACAAATCAAGCTGGAGGCTACAGAGCGCAATAGAGCCAATGCAATCTCCAAGGCTAACGAAGACTACAACAACCGTGTGGATAGCGCTCAGCAAGCCCTTTTGGGTAAGTTGAAGGATTATGGAACCTCTAGCAGCGGTATAGCCGTCGGCATACAGAACATTGTATCTGACTCGGTTATCAAGCAGTTTGATGACCTAACTCAGAAGATGGCTGGCTTGAATGAGCACTCCAAGGAGTATCAGACCTATCTGAAGCAATATAATCAGTTAGAGGCTTCTTTGATATCCGAATCTGAAAAGCTAGCTAATGCTTTCGGTTTTACAGGAGACAATACAAGCGATGCCAGGAAGGCATTGATTGGTTATCTCTACGAACTTCGAGCTGCAAAGAAGCTGCATAGTGAAGAGGCAGATAATATCAACCGGGCGGCAGATGCTACCGAGGATTTCGGAAACAAGACCACATCTACCAAGAACAGGATAAACGCTTTGCAGAAGCAGCTCCAGGGTGCCGGCGAGGATGTACACGTTCTCTACAACCGTGTCAAGGAGTTCATGCAGAACTATTCCGAGAACAACATCAACTTCCACGTTAACTTCGATGCCAAGATTCCATCGTGGATGCAGAACATGAATATTCCGGAGCTAGGACGCTTAGGTAAGTACTTTTCCGCTTTGGCACGCGACCTTGCAAACAACAAGAAGTCTGGTGCGCTAGTCAATGGCAAATGGATGTCAACAAACGATATTGCCCAGCGAGGATGGGATTACACCAATGCTGCGAACACTAAGCAGACCAAGGCAGAAGACGATGCTAAGCAGAAGCGTCGCGAAAAGGAAGAGGCAGAAGCCAATGCCAAGAAGAACGCTGCCAAAACCAAGAAAGCAGCCGCTGATGCTAAGAAGCTAGCAGAAGACCGCAAGAAGGCCCAGGAAGAACTGAATGAGGACTTGAAGCAGCTGCAGCAGGAAAATATCGACAATGATATATCCATCATGCAGGAAGGCACGGAGAAGAAGATTGCTGAAATCAAGAACGACTATGCCAAGCGCAAAGCCGAGATTGACAAGCAGGAAGCAGAGTTCAAGAAGAAAAACAAGGAAGCTGGCAAGAAAGTAACCCTTACCTCTGCTCAGTCCAATGCCCTCAATAAGGCTAGAGACCTCGCTACCCAAGAGTACAACAAGAAGCTTGATGAGGTCAACAGGGAAGCCCTCACCTCTATGCGTGACTACTTGAAGGAGTATGGCTCACTCTATCAGCAGAAGCAAGCCATTGCCGAGGAGTACGAAGATAAGATTGCCAAGGCTCAGACGGAAGGCGAAAAGAAGACTCTCCAGCAGGAGAAGAAAAAGGCTCTCGCTAACTTCGACTACGAAAGTATCTCCATGGGCATTGACTGGAAGGGTCTGATGAGCGGTGTAGGCAATATGAGCAAGGAAATGCTAAAGCCTATGCTCGAAAAGCTAGATGCTTATACCAACACGGACAAATTTCAGCAAGCCGATACTCAGACACAGCAGAAGGTTGTTGACCTCATGCAGGAGATTCGCACTTACCTCGGCACTGATCAGAATGCAACGTGGCAGAACCTCGCTGCGTCCATCACCAGTTTTAATCAGTCTATTCTCGAATATCAGACAGCAGTCAAGAATGAAGAACTATGGAATGCTAAGCTAGCCAATGCCGAGAAGGACTTGAAAAATGGTAACATAACACAGGAGGCTTTCGACAAAATCAAGAAGTCCTCTGACGATGCAAGCCAAGCTGTAGTTGATACCAAGAACAAAATGAATACCTTCGGCATCAAACTCAACTCCGCTACTGAAGCCGTTACGAACTATACTTCGGGTCTCACCGCTGCGCTCAATAAGCTCGGAACATGGAAAGGCAACGAAGGGTTCTCGGAGGTACAATCTGCGGTTGGCAACATAGATGCCTTGAAAGGTGCTCTTGACGAATCACTCTCCACTATGGGCAACGGAGTAGCCAAGACAATGGGTGCGACCATATCGAAAGGTCTAGGAAGCACTCTCGGTTCCATCGGAGACGGAATAACCAATATGATGGGTAGTGCTCTCGGCTCAATCGTAGGAGTGGTGGCACAGATACCGAAACTCATCCTCAATCTCGCAAGTTCCATCAAGAGCTTCGTAACGGGTATTCTTGATTCGTTTACTCAGCTACTTCAATTCGAATGGCTATCAGATTTGGTTGACAGCATACTTGCTTCCGTGGGAAATCTCATTGATGCCATCTTCGACTTGCCCGAAAATCTCTTCAAGGCTCTCGAAAGCATCGTTGTTAATGGTGTTGGCGGTCTCTTAGATAACGTGTTAGGTCGTGTTGGAAACATTCTCTCTCTCGGAGCTCTTTCATCGAAAGGTCCATCAGATTGGTTTACCAACTCAAATGCCGAAAAGGTTCAGAAGACTATTGATAGACTGACAGACAGTAATGAGAGATTACAGAAGTCCATCGACAAGCTGAAAGACACCATGACAGGTACGTATGGTAAGGAATCCACCAATGCTTACAAGGAAGCTAAGCGGCAGCAGGAGACCTACAATCACAACGTCATGGAGATAGCGAAGCAACAGATGAGTTATCATGGTTCGCACCACTCATGGAGTAGTTATTGGAGCGGGTTCAGTAATGAGCAGTTGGCTAAAATCAGACAGAATGTGAAGAGTGACTTCAATGGTGATATTACCACCCTCACACCAGAGGAAATGAAGAAGTTGCTTTCATACCAAGATTTGGTTGATAAGATTAGAGATACAGGTGCACACTACAAAGGACGTTCAGCTTACGGAGAGTCGGTTCTTGACAAACTTGAAGACTATGCGGACCTTGCAGGTAATCTTGATGAGCTGACTGAGCAATGGCGCGAGTCTATTACTCAGATTTCCTTTGATAGCATGAAGGATAACTTCATCAGTAACCTCATGGATATGAGTAAGTCTGCGCAGGACTTCTCTGATGATTTCGCAGAAATGATGCAGAAAGCTCTTCTCTCCTACTCGATGGAAGACCTCATGAATGGGAAATTGAAAAAGCTCTATGAGGATTGGGCAGATGCAATAGATGCTGCAAATGGAGATTCATCGAAAATCGACATAGACGCATTCAACAAGCGTTACGATGATATAGTCCAGGAAGGCTTGAAGAGACGTGATGATTGGGCGAAGGTGACTGGCTACACTGGTTCCTCATCCTCATCACAGACCGCAACAAGCGGAGGATGGGCATCTATGGGGCAAGATACCGCAGACGAGCTGAATGGTCGCTTCACCGCTCTACAGATTGCAGGAGAGTCCATCGCTCAGAACATGACTACCACCATATCACAGATGGAGAGCATCGTTACACTCGGTATCTCAACCAATGGCGCAGTATTGGAGATTAGAAACATGATGATCATGACAAACAGCTACCTCGAAGACATCGTGAAATATTCAAAGCTCACCTATAATGACTTCGGAACAAAGCTGGATGACATGAACAGAAGATTAAAGGATATTTGACCTCTATAGGCTTTTCGCTTGCCAGCCCTTACAACTATACTCAACAATAGCAAAAGTGGCTCACAGCGAAGCCTACGAGGTTATTTAATGATTAAATAGTTATGCTTAATGGACAACTTTACATCAATGGCAAGGATGCCTACCTTACGTGGGGCATCTTCCTAGACGAAACCGCCCTCAGTACGCTCATGACCCCTGCACCAAACAAGGAGTTCATCAGCAACAAGTATCGCTCTAAGGACGGAAAGTCAGTTATCAAGCACAATCCTAGATTGGATGAGAGGGAGATAACGCTGCCGTTCAATATGACCGCCAAGGACTCAGATACGTTCATGACGAACTATGCTAGGTTCTGCGAGGAGGTTCTTGCTAAGGGAGAGTTGGTTATCCGCACCCGATTTCAGCCTAATGTGTGGTATCGGTGCATCTATCTCTCCTGCACTCAATTCAGTCAGTTCATTCGGGAAATGGCAAAGTTCAGTCTTAAACTCAATGAGCCAGACCCTAGTGACAGAGGTGAAACAAGTAAATATACAAGCTAATGATTCAGATTAAGAGAAATAACAAGGTATTCTTCACATTAGAGGACTTCGGCGAGGGTTCTAAGCTGTCATATCAGCTTATGGACCATCACTACATCATCTTGAAGTTCACTACGGCTACACCTGTCTATTTCGAGATTGGAGATTCTGTAGAGATACCCGACTTCGGCTATTTCGAGCTGACATCAGCATACTTCCCTAAGCACAATGATAGTGATGGCTACGACTACGAAATGCAGATGGATGCCTACTATATGTCTTGGAAGAATAAGCTTTGCAAGTATCGCCCTCAGCACGGAGCCAACGAGACCTCCTTCAACCTCATCACAACGGTAGGTGTACACATGAACGTTATACTCGGCAACCTAAAGGCACTAGGTCTTACGTACAATGGCAAGGATTTCTCCGTTGACTACACTACATACAACAACAAGGCTTTCGATGTTCAGAAGAGATTCTTGATCGAGTACGGCTCCATCAGTATCCTTGATGCTCTCAACGCCATCTGTTCCGAAGATGCGCTCAACTGCGAGTGGTGGATAGATGGCTCTATCATATACCTTGGATATTGCGAAATGGAAGGGCAGACAACATTCGAACAGGATGTTAATGTTCTGTCTATGTCCTATTCGGAATCTAAGTCAACTTATATTACGAGACTGTACGCATTCGGCTCAGACAGAAATATTCCGAAGGGATATTTCACTGGTGCCGATGCGGACGTCACCACCGATGGTGTTGCTACTGATTACCTCATGCTCCCTAACAAGGAAGTGGATAGTGATGGTTTCTACGCCAAGGATGGCTACCTGGAGAATGTGAATGTCGTGAAGAACGACAAGCAGGCTATCGAAGGTGTCGTTATGTTCGATGAAGAATATCCAAAGGTGGAAAGTGTAGTCAGCAGTATCAAGACCTATGATAGCACAGTTGATAACGAAGACGGAACGAAGACTACACAGACGTTTTGGCAGGTCACATCTACAGACTCTTTCACTAATAACTTCAAGGAGAGTTGGATAAAGAGTAACCTCACTTTAGGCATCAAGTTCACTAGCGGTGCTCTCATGGGTATGGAGTTCGATGTCAGCTTCAAGGTTATCGACAAGGTTAACTACTTCGAGATTGTGGCAAACGACACCTACGGAAGAACTCTTCCAGATGGCATTATGTGCCCAAAGGTTGGTGATAAGTACTTTCTGTTCAACTGGGACGCAACCAAAATTACAGATACGGACCTCATCCCTACCGCTCAGTTGTCTCTGTTCGACAGGGCAAAGCAGTACTATCAGAAGACAATGATCAGCAACTCAAACTTCACCTGCACGATGGATGGCGATAAGTTCTACAATGATGGAACATACGATTACCATCCTCTCGGTGAGCAGGTAAAGCTGATTAATGATATGTTTGCGCAGGTGGACGCGGATGGCAAGCACTACCGAAACTCTCGTATCATCGGAATGGAGATACCTTTGGATATCCCTTACGACCACCCTCAGTACACTGTAGGAGAAAAGGCTGCAACAAGCCGGTTGGGTAAGTTGGAAGACAAGGTTGATTCCATCAAGGTGAATGGAATGCAGATAGGCGGCACAGGAAGCGGTAATGGTGGTGTCTATGTAATTGGGCTGAATGATTCTACTCCTGCATCTGATAGCAACGTTTATTCTGCTAGACGTTCTAGGATGGAGTTTGTATCTAGGCTGCAGGATAACACAGCAAAGGGCACAATCACTTGGGAGAAGATTCAGAAGTTCTTGAAAGGATTGACAGCAGAAGACTTATCTCAATTTAAGAAGGGTGCGACCTTCGGAGAGTTCATTCAGGGAATGCTCTTCGGTACTGGTGGCAGGATTGACGAGCTTGGCAATGCGGAGTTCGAAAGCATCACGTCCCGAAGTTCTATTATCGCCAAGGAACTCATCGTGAACCGACAGACGGCGATGGAAAGCAATTTCGTCTTCACAGAGAGCGGTATGGTTGAATCTGTTACGGAGATTCCTGCGGCAACGGAAGGCGGCAATGTAACTTACGACTTGAAGCTTCAGAAGCGGTGGGATAACGACTTTACGGCATTCAAGGAAAACGATGTTGTCTTAGCTTCCATCAATACTCTGGCAGAGAACGGCAAGTATTATGATATGTGGCTGCGAGTGTTATCGGTGAACACCGTAACGAATACCATCACGGTTGTCTGTTATCCCGACAATGAATGTCCTAGCAAGAAGAACTATCCACCTTGCGAGTTGGCTAGGCTGATACGCTGGGGAAATGCGGTGGATGAGGACAGGCAGAGCTGCTGGTACATATCATCATCCGAGGGCTTACTCGTATGGCTCGACCACGTAACCAAGCCTATAATCGACAAGACGAACTACTCTCTTGCGATGGGCAAGCTGCCAGATGCGCTGTCGTTCCTCTTCCAAGACTTCCCTACCGCCAATAAGCGTGACGGAGCTTTCTATGCTAAGTGGATGATGGCTGCATCATTCCAACAGATAGATTATCAAGGAAATCCAATCTACACGACAAGAGACAGAGGTGTATGGAGCTTGGCTGTGGCGCAAGGCGATAATCCTTACCGCAATGGTGACAGGACGATTGATACTGTATATTACCTCGGGTGCAAGTGGCAGTGCCTCGAAGACAAGACCACGAAGCCGCCAACATACTCATCTACCGCTTGGGCATTCGTGGAGGGTAATCCTTACTTCACACTCGAAATGCTATCATCGAAGCTGTGGAACTTCCGTCTCAACGACTTGATGGCAACGAATGCTGATGGCTCTTGGAAGGTGTTCACTACTCTATCAGTGGTTGGAAGGCTCTATAATCAGGACGTGACGGATTCAATGACGAATATCGTATGGACGAGGGAAACAAACAATCCTACGGCAGACAACAAATGGGCACTCTCTCATGCAAATTGTGGTCTATCTGTTGATTTGACCTATGAAGACCTCGGCGGCTCGGCTTTCCAAGTTGGTACGGTCGTCTTCCGTTGCGAAGCGCAAATCAAGGATGGCGAGACGATGTATTCGGAAGACGTGAGTGTTAATTTCTAAAATGTTGAACTTTTAAAATAATAGGATATGGCTAAAGAATTAGCGGTTAGTGTTGACAAGATGATGGAGATACAGCCTACGGCTTACTCTCAGTCCGTCAGCATAGAAATAGTTGGAAATATCATCAACAGACAGCAGTATGATGGTATCGAAGGCTCATTCTCTCCCGATTTCTCTATTCGCCCTTGTACGATGTTCCCAGCCTGCTATCTTATTGACCCCGATAACCCAGGCGAGACAACGACCTGTAACAGTCAGTTGGATTCATTTAAGTGGTCTGAGGTGACATCTAGCGGCATCGTGGTTGTAGCCACAAGTGAGAATGCGAGCGTGAAGGCAGGATATGAAGCCGTGATGGAAGGAACGGATAAGGGAACTCTCTATATCAAGCAGAACTCCGTTCTAGGAAAGCCACGAACAATGCGATTTGAAGGAAACTGGACAGACCCAGTTTGCGGATATAAGTACACATTTGTGGCTAACAAGGCTCTTTATCTCGAAGACTGCACGAATGCTCGGGCTGAGATTATGCTAGATAGTCCTCCTACGGTGTTGTGGAATCCTATCAAGCACGCTGCATCTAGGACTCTTACCGCCAAGATTATGGTCGGAGCAAAGGATAAGACGGCAGACAGCAAGACGAAGATTTGGTGGTATCGTATCTTGGATAACGGAACGAAGCAGCTTATCAATTCTGTTGATGATGCCGAGAATTACGAGATTACCGCAATGACAAAGGGTGCTAACGGACAGATTTCATCTATTACCATCGACTGCGATATGATAGGCGAAGGCATCGGATATGAGTTGAGAGCGTGCTACATCTATAGCGGCAGCGTTCCTTCTTCTCCTAGAGAAGCCGATGCTCGAAAGGTTACGTACATCAACAGAACCATTCCGCCGCTCACGGCTCAGTTCATCGGTGACGGCTTCGGACTCAACGAAGATGCGACATCTGTTGTCTGCCAAGCAGTAGTCAGCGACAATAACGGAGTTATCGAGCCATCAGTATGGGAGAAAGTACTGAGAGCTAAGTGGCAGAAGGTAACGTATGGAAAGAGCGTAAACAACGGCGTTACCACAATGACAGAGAGTGTGGAGGTGTTAGGTTATGGCGAAACGTTCCAATGCCCTTTCGAAGCGAAGAAAAGTATTCGTCTCACCATCGAAGACAGAGGTGCTTACGAGCTTATTGTTGATGAGAACGGAAATGCCCTTGTAGATGAGAACGGAAACTACATCATATCAAGGGAAATTGATGAGAATAACGGATAATGTTGTCTAACTTTAAAAAATAAAGAATTATGAAATACTACGTTAAGGTTACGAAGCAGGTTGCTGAGAAAATTATCAGAAGCGGAGTTCCGCTGACAATGACAAGTGACGGAAACTGTCTGCTCTATCAGAGTGAGCTGAATGGTGTTGATGGCGTGAACCTCAATGAGAGAGCAGCCAATGTCGGCGGCTCGCTGATAGCTGAGAGCGATGCCCTTGCGGAGATAAATGGAACTACCGATACTTCTGCCTACTGCTACACCCCAGTGGCGTATGGCGGCGAGGGTGACACAAGAAGCAATGACTATATCGGTTCGGGTGGCGGTGATAAGCCGTCTTTCGAGAATACAGACACTAAAGAAGAAAGCGAGGTAAGCGATGAGTAAAGCTACGGTAACTGGACAGATTGTTGTCACAAGTAATGGTACTACGTTGCACCCAATCTTGCAATGTAATACTGGTGATATTTATCAGAATTATGATGGCAACCCAGCGTCACCATCCAACGTTGTGCCTAATTTCGAAGCGAGCGGTGCGACCAAGCCGAAGTTGGTAATGCAGGCATATTCAGCAGAACAGGGTGCTGGTAACTCATTCGACCTTTCTAAAGGCACTCCGACTTGGATAGTGTCAGGTGTAACGCTTGCATTTAATGCTTCCCACGTATCCACTACCGCATTCGGAGGTGTGACAGGGCATTTTACAGAAGGCTCTGATGCAAGCGGAAATCCAACGCTCACGGTCAATAAGAACCTTATTAATATTAATGGTGGCGATTCGTTCAACATCATCTGTAAGGTCAGCGTATCAATGTCCAATACGAGCGTTACGCTACAAGCTATGTACCCAGTTTACATAGCCGAGGGTGTGACTGATTCCAAGCGTGTGAACATCATCGCAACGTCAGACAAGAATCTCTTCACGATTACGGAGAAGGGCGGAACTTGCACGGTCAAGGCGCAGGTCACAGATGGAAATATGGTTACATCTACTGGATATACGTTCAAGTGGTATCTGCCAGATGCTAACGGCGGATGGGTGCTCAAGCAGAATAGCACTTCCGCTACATTCACCATCAACGAGACGGATGTGGATTCTTCCATCATCGTTAAGTGCGAGGCATACAAAGGTACTGACTTCTACGCTTCCGACACACAGACTATCAATGATGTGTCGGATGAGTATATTCTCTATCCGAACCCTACGGACGGAAACGACAACCCTGTAGCCGAGAACTTCATTCAGAACTCAGGCGGCAAGATTGTGTATAAGCCGTATATGCGCAAGAGAGGTTCAACGGCTAATGAGACAGGAGTAACGTTCTCGATGTCTCTCTACTCCAATGCTGGCGTGCCTATCAACTCTGCTATCACGAAGTCGGGCAATACGTTCACGATTACCGAAGCTGGTATCAGAGAATATAAGGGCGCGGTATATTCTATAACAGGAACTAAATAGCATAGCCTATGGTAAGGAAATTAGCAGAAGCGACTGGCTCTATTTCTATCTCTATTAGAGGTGAAAAGGGCGAAAGCGGTGATACCCCCTACGTTACCAAGACGGTTGTCGATTATGCTATTACATCAAGTGTAAGCGAAGCCAAGAAGTGGTCTTCGACCGCACCCGATGCGAGTGCGGCAGCCAACAAGGGTAAGTTTCTCTGGACTAGGACAACTTATACTTGGAGCAATAACAAGACAACGGAGAATATCACCTATACGTACATCGGAAAGGATGGCAAGGATGGAACTTCTGTAACCATCAAGGGGTCAAAAGGTAGTACGTCAGAGCTGCCTACATCTGGCAACACATTAGGTGATGGATATATCATTAGCGGCTACCTGTGGGTGTACACTGGTACATCTAAGACTGACTCTACTCACGCTAGAGGTTTTGAGAATGTAGGAAAGATTCAAGGTGACCCAGGAACACCAGCAGTGCAGTATTATACTCACATTGCTTGGATGGATGATTCCAAGGGCACTGGGTTTACAGTGAGTGCTAATGGTAAAGAACATGCTTATGTAGGAGTGCTAGTAGATAAAACACCAACTGATTCTGAAGACTGGACTAAATACGATTGGTCTTATATCAAGGGAGCGACTGGTGCTACAGGAAATGGCATCAAAAGCACCGAAGTGACCTATCAGATTGGTAGTAGCGGCACTACTCCACCTCAAGGTACTTGGAGTACGAGCGTTCCGAATATTACGGATGCAAATCCATATTTGTGGACACGCACCATCTTCAAGTACACTAACGGGAGCAGCAGTAACCCTTCTTACTCCGTAGCAACGAGAGGAACGAAAGGTGCTCTGATGCGTGAGCATGACGGATTTGAATCGGGAAGTTACAAATATCTGTCTGGTTCGGGTGCAGAAGAATATATTGACGTTGTGTGTATCAATGGTAAGTGGTGGCAATGTATTGTCACTTACGATGATAAAACAGATACTCCTAGCTTGGATGATGGACACTGGAAAGAGATGAACAACTATAAGTCAATAGCAACTCATCTTCTCCTTGCTGAGAATGCAACCATCAATATGCTCGGAACTAATCAGATTAATCTGCTCAATCCAACTGATACTACTAATAGTAAGATGTATGGCTCGTTCAGAGTTGTTGATAATGATTACGACTGGAGCTTATGGCTTGGAGGTAAAACTGGCGATTCGGCTTCGTTTGCGGTAAAGAAGAATGGGTATTTAAAAGCTACGAATGCAGATATATCTGGTAGAATAGATGCAACTAGCGGAAGTATAGCCGGATTCAATATCAATAAAAACTCAATAGGCTCTATAGGGCAGACTGAAGGCATGAGCCTGTCGAATGAATATCTTCAGTTTATGAATCAAGCATATCTACACGGTGAAGGCTATTTCGTCGCTTGTGGCAGCTATCTGGGAACTGGTCTTAGAATTAATTCTGTAACAAGTGCATATAACGACCTGAGCACAGGTATTCGGATTTTGATAGATGCTGGCACTTCAACGCCGTCAGGCAAAATGTGTACGGCGTTAGACTTGCTTACACGTTGGGCAGACCAGGCAGGCAGTTTTGATATGACGAATCCGTATGAAGGTAACCATGCTATCGTAATTAGAGGTGGAGATGTAATAGGTTTAAGACCATCATTTGTTCGCTTGGCTGCTAGTGATTCGCTGACAGAGTATCATCACACGGTGGAGTGCTACAATTCCTCAACCATCACTCTCACGTTGCCATCTTCCCCGAAATATGGGCAATGCTATACCATCATACAGAGAGGAGGTCGGGTAAATATATCATCGGACACAAACATATATGATACTCGTGACACAAGTTCAGCAACAACGTGGCACTCAGACACTAGAGGTCAGGTTAGCTGGATATGGTATAACGGAATCCAGTGGATTGTAAGTTACGCAACAAGATAATAAAATATAATTGATTATGAAGATAAATTTAGAACATTTGGAAGTATTTATGACACTCGACAAGAATCAGTGTCAGGTTGTTAACGCTCGCAAGCAGATTGCGAACATCATCTACTCGCAGGGAGCAGGATTAGGGCTGGCAGGACAGGCTCTTGCCGTGAAGATGTGGAACGGAAGTGATGATACAGAGTACACCGATGACGAGGTGAAAATCATCAAGGAACTTGTTGAACGCACTACCGCTCCCTGCTTCATCGATGCAGTGAATGCCGCTATCAGCAATGTGGTATCAGCAGATGAGAAAAAAATAAGTAATAACATCATTTAAATACATAATATTATGGCTATAAAAACTAGAAAAATCAGCGATTGGCTGTCTGCTAACGGGCAAGCGATAACAAATGCTAGTAAAGTAACGATGGAGGATGCCATCAGAGCAGATATAGGTCAGTTGTACGATGGTGTATTCATTATGTTTCATCGCAAGAGCGATAACTTTCCTCTTGCCGTAAGGGTAAGTTCTTGGGCATCTTATCAAAATAGCGGAGAAGTTGCAGAAGGCGTTCTTCTTGTTGAAGGTGGAAGACATCTCGTGATAGCTCCAACAGAAGGAACGGATAAAAAGTGGAGTTCTAAGCCAGTATCATCATCAGATATGTCTGGCTCAGTACAGATTAGCGGAGTTACTACAACTGGCGACAGAATGACCACATTGAATGATTTTGCTGGTCGAGCAAATACAACCGCTATCATTAACGGAAGTACATCGAGCAACGTTACTAATACGGAGGCTTACGCCGCTGGTTTCTGTAACAAGTATGCACGTGTAAATGCCAACGGCAAAGGTTTGACCACAGGAAGATGGTGGTTGCCATCGTTGGCTGAACTGGCGATGATTTGGGCAAACTTTGATAAGATTAACTATGCCTTATCAAAGATTAGTGGCGCTACACAGCTGCAATCAACATGGTATTGGTCTAGTACCCAGGGCTCGGCGACCAGCGCTTGGTTCTTGAATCTGAGCGATGGCGCCGTGAGCACCAACTATAAGTTCACTCAGCGCAGGGTTCGTCCAGTTTCAGCATTTTTATATTAGTTAGTAGTTAGTTCTTTTCACTCCCACGCCTTTAAGGGCGTGGGGAAGCAAGTTATGACCAAGAAAGGTATTCAATAATGACGGCAAAGATTGCAAGTAAGACAAGGGTTTACAGAGACATGAAGAAGTTTCTGAACGAGGTGATTTATATCATCAAGGACTTTCCGAAAGAACAGCGATATGTTGTTGGGGATAGAATAGAGCGCACAGCTATCGATTCTCTTCATATTATCGCAAAGGTCTATATGGGTAAGGATTTGAAAACGAGAATTGATGATATTGTCGAGCTGCAATCAAACTTGGAATTACTGAATACCTTGATAGAGATAGCAGGAGAACATCAATGGATAAAAGGCAGAGGCAGGTTGGCAAATCTGCTTCTGCTGATGGATAGTATAGGACGGCAAAGTACAGCGTGGAAGGGTTCGCTCATCGAAGCTCTTAAAAGGTTAGAGAGTGAACGTAGTCAGTGCTAGGGAGGTAAGCCAAACTAGGAGAACAGTCTTCCGAATAAATGGGCTACTACCATCATATATGGTAAAGAACAAGACAATGTAGTGATAACCCAGAACTCGGCGACCAACGCTTGGAACTTGAATCTGAACGATGGCAACGTGAACAACAACTATAAGTTCAATCAGAACAGGGTTCGTCCAGTTTCAGCACTAATAAAGAAGACGTATTCAGGAAAATAGTAAATGATAGATTTTGAAACGATACTAGAAGCATATTTAGACTGCCGTAAAAGAAAGCGGAGCACAGTCGGAGCTACGGAGTTCGAGCTTGATTATGTTCACAACCTTGTTGAACTTATGAATGAAGTTAACTCACGTCAGTATAGAACCGGAAAATCTATCTGCTTTGTCGTCCGCTATCCTCGTTATAGAGAGGTGTTTGCAGGCGAGTTCAGGGATAGGGTTATCCATCATTACATAGCATTGAGGCTAGAGCCATTGTTTGAACGGATATTCTGTGGCAGAACATACAACTGCCGCAAAGGAAAAGGACAGCTTGCTGGTGTTGTTCAATTAGCAGAAGATATTCGTGAGGAGAGCGAGAACTATACCAAGGATGCCTATGTAATGAAGGTTGACTTGAAGGGATTCTTTATGAGTATCATCAAATCTAAGCTAGCGAAGATGGTTGATGGTTTCATTGTAGCGCACTATGAAGGAGACGATAAAGAAGACCTTAGATGGCTCTGTAATCTTGTCATCATGCACAGACCCGAACTTAACTGTGAACGAAGAAGTCCTCTTTGGATGTGGAATTTCATCCCAAAGGAGAAATCATTGTTCACTAATGGAGAAGACAGGGGTATCGCCATCGGCAACCTATTCGCTCAGTTGTTTGCTAACTTCTTGCTAAATACCATTGACTGGAAGATTGATGCCGTATGCGTAAGGCATAATAGGTATGTGGACGATATATCATTCGTAAGCAAGGATAAGGAGAAACTACTACCTATCGTTCCTATGCTCAGAACAGAACTCGGAAAGCTTGGTTTGAGGCTTAATGAGAAGAAATTCTATCTACAGCACTACTCCAAGGGTGTTCAGTTTACTGGTGCGGTCATCAAGCCAGATAGGATTTACGTTGCCAACCATACCATCAATAGCTTTGCACTTGCCGTGGAAAGACTAGGTAATGCTACCGAAATGGGAATGGTTGATGATATTAAGAAGAATATTGCTTCTGTCAATTCATACCTTGGCATTATGACGCATTACAACGAATATGCTACTAAGCGTAGGATAATGGCGAAGCTGCCGCCAAAGTTCTATGAGTATTGCTATATAGAAGGTCATTTCGATGTAGTGAAACTCAAATACAAATACACAGAAAAGGCGATTTTTATGAATATTGCCAAGAATATAATCAATAAGAAAGATGAAGAAGACATTAAGGAGAGTTCCGACCGAGGAGGAAATCAGCCTGCTTCTTGATGAAGGGGATGTGGTTGAGGTTTATATGAGAGACGGAGAAGTTGTTGTGGAGACTGAAGAAGCACCATAACGCTTACTTGGCATTATGGTGCTTCTTATCAACAGATACTTAACTTGCTTAGATGAGCACCTTCCAGTGAGTACATCTCTATTCCCATCGGAAGCCCATGAATCTTATTACCGATATACTGACAATCATCTATAGATACCATTTTCTCAAAATCCGCCTTTGGCATAAATATAACACGAAGGATTCTGTCCATTCCAGAATATTCTTTGATATAGTAGAATGCGACCGCTATTACTTCTCCGCTTTCTATCTGCTTGTATAATTCGTATGCGGCTGTATCTTCTTTTGGTTTGCATACGTATTTTGTATCAGTAACCACAACGGAAACGTCACCTTTTGTACCGATACAATCTACGCAGACACCTCTATAAGTATCAAATCTTTTAATATTCATAATCTTAATGTTTTAATTTCTGCCGCAAAGATACAAAATTAATCTGAAAGCACAATGCTTCCGTTACCGAAAAATGAGAAAGAGGTAGAAAGTAGCAATAAACTTACGGATTGTTACTTTTTATAAAATTTAACGCAAAAATCAATCAAGATTTAAGTTCTTTTCTTAAAATATATATATCTTTGCGACAGAAACTTAAAAATCAACGAAACAATGGTCTAAAAAAATAAGCTTATGAACAAAGAAGACGAAAGCAGCCTACTGAGGTGGTTGCAAGACAAGGACATCAGCGAGGTTATGGATTTGCTGATGCGGCATGGAAATCGGTATAGCAGAAGGATTCTGAAATTCTTCCGATGGTTCTGCAAGTACGTACCCATCACCATCATGTTATTCCATGCATACGGAATGTGGGATTTCTCGCAGCATCCAAGGGAAATGTTCATAACAAACAATGAGAATTTTCCCTGCTATTTATTCATTTACTTTATGGTTTATATTTTGCCAATGGTTTTGATATTAGCAAGCAGGTTCTTCTTCCTGTGCTGGAGGTATAGAATACCATTTTTCTATTTCTTTGGTGTGAATGCGGCTCATATCGTACACTGGAGTTGGTACACCACTAATGATATGATAGATTCCTGCTTTACCGTAATGGTAGTGACGGCAATATTCTATCTGTACTCTTTTGTGGATTTGTTTATCAGTCGAAGTAAGTTAGGACGTAAAATCTGTGCGTGATGGGAAAGATACTAAATTATAAGATACTCGGAACGGCTTTGAAGTCGCTGAGTGATGCTTGCTTTAAGGCAGACGAGCAACAGAGAAATGGCGAGAAGGTCACCGCTTGCGGAATGAGCGATGATGACCTGGATAGATTGTGTGACATCATTCCAAACATGCTCAACCCTATGATGAGCACCGAGGAGGTCAAGGAGAAACTGCACGTTTCTGATGCAACATTGAATAGAATGGTTGCTAGGGGCGACATTCCGAATGGCGAGTGCAAGAAGCGTGGGCACACCCGATATTTTAAGAAGTGGGATATACTACACTACATAAAAAGCAAGAGAAAATCATAACGTATAAGCCCTATCGCAGCACGGATAAGCGAGCACGTATGAGTATTATGGATTTTATGTTTCAGACTTTGATTATAGTAGCGATACTGGTAATAATTAACAGCACGTTCATTGCATACCTATACATTACTTATAAGTATAAGACGATAGATAAGTTCTTTCTATCTTGGGTGACATCATCAACTATGATATTGATAATGTGGTTCGGGGTAGGATTGTATCTGTATCTACTAAATATTTCTTAGGAGTTGAGTAAGAGAGGTAAGTGATTATCTCTCTTTTTTTATTTGCATTGATTTCGATGCTTTTAAAAATACAATATTTCAAGGAAATTATATACAATTATATACAATATTTCTTCAAAAATATATATTCGTTTATATGAAAGCATAAAGTTTTGCACTTTTTCGGAAAATCTATTTGATGATTAAATATTTTATTGTATATTTGCAGCGTTATTGTTTAATCATC